CTGATGCTGGTGCAAACGCACAAATCGAAGGTGACGACTACACAGGCGATGCAAGAACTGCAACTGTTCGCCTTAATAATCAAACTCAGATAAGTGCAAAAGCGGTAACTATTTCAGGTACTGATGATGCAGTGGATAACGCTGGAATGAGTACACAGATGGCGTACCAATTAGCGAAGATGGGTAAAGAAATCAAGCGAGACATGGAAAGAGCATTAGTAGGAATCGAAAATGCAAAAGTCGCTGGTAACGCAACAACTGCAAGAGAAACTGCTTCTGTTGGAACATGGTATGGTGGTAACAAACCCGGAACATCATCATCTGCTGGTAACTTCTCAACCAATGGTTCACCATCAGCATCTCCTGCTGGTGACGGATCAACAGCAATCGCTGGTGGTTCTAACAGAACTTTTACAGAGGCACTATTAAAAGCTGGTCTTTTAAAAGCCTTTGAATTAGGTGGAGAGCCTGAGACAGTAATGATGTCACCATCACACAAGCAACTAGCTTCAGCTTTTGCTGGGGTTGCAACGAAATACAAAGATGCGAGTGACAGAGTATCAATCGGTACTACTGACATTTACGTATCAGATTTCGGTGAGGTAGCTTTCGTACCAAACAGACATCAAAATGCAAACAGAGTAGATATCCTACAAATGGATATGTGGTCAGTGGACTTCCTAAGACCATTCCAAACTTCTGATCTTGCAAAGACTGGTGACTCTGACAAGAAGTTACTCTTAGCTGAGTATGCTTTATGTGCAAAAGCACCAAACGCAAACTACGGAATATTTAACTTAACTGCATAATTGTAGCTAAAGGACTGGGGGTGTTTAATGCACCCCCTTTACATATAGAGAGGAAAAAATGGCAATATTCACAAACAAAAAACATACATCAAAGTTGTTTAAGGTTGTAGCTAACGCAAAGAAATCAGACCAAATGATTTCTAAAGGTAATGGCAAAAAACAATCTAAGCAAACATCAATGGGTGATCGTAAATACGATCCCATGTTAAGCATCTCAGGTAATCAAGGTTTATCCATGAAAGATACTGTTGATGCAATGATAGCTAAAGCAATAAAGTAATGAGTAAAAAATTCTCACTTAATGATTCAGAGGATCAATCATCAGTTAAGACTAATCTTATTGTTGATGAAGCTGAGAATAAATATCATATTGAAAACTATCAAGATCCAGCAACAATAAAAGAAATCCTAGATGCTAATAAAAAAGCACAAAACGAAGGTGCATATAAAGCAAAAGCGTTTCAGCATGAAAAAGGATATCGTGTTGCTAGATTACCTAACATTGTAGTTCATCAATTAGCGAAACAAGGCATCTTAAATTATAATGGAAAAGTCTTAGACAAGACTAGATTTTTTCGTTGGTTAAACGACTCCGATAACAAACATTTTAGAATATATACAGGTAACTTATAATGGCATTAGACACATATACTAATCTTAAAAGTACAATAGCAAACTATTTAAACAGAGATGATCTAACTGCTTATTTAGGTGACTTCATTACCCTTACTGAAGCAAGATTAAATAGAGAGTTGCGTGTAAGAGAAATGGTAAATACTGACACCTCAATCACAACTGTTGCTGGTACACAGAGTTACGCCTTACCAACAGGTTATATAGAAGCAACCACTGTTATTTTTCAAAGTGATCCTTACTGCACCCTTCGTTTTATAAGTAATTCAGATTTTTACAATAAATACAACGCCAGTCAAAGTAGAGGTAAGCCAACTTACTTTACTATATTAGGATCTAATATTTTATTAGGAGTAGCACCTGACACCGCTACTACCTTACAGATTAATTATTATAAAACTTTAACAGCATTATCAGACAGTAATGCTACAAACGATATTTTAACAAATTACCCAGAACTATATTTATATGGTTCATTAGCAGAGTCAGCTCCGTTTATTATGCAAGATGATAGAATAAACACATGGGCAACTCTTTACAAAGAAGCTATTAAAAACGCAAACGAAACATCATCGCGAGGTTCAACAACATCTTCACCTTTACAGATGTCTACTCCACAGGTGGCCTAGATGATTGAGTTTGGTGATTTACAAGCCGACCTTCCGACTTATCAGAACTCAGGTGCTTTAGTAGTTGATAATGTCCTTCCTCTTGCTAAAGGTTATAAAAGTTTGGCAGGTTTTCAAGCTTTAAGCGGTACAGGACTGACAGGAAGTGCGGTCGGTTTATTTACAAGTTTTAGTGCTAGTGGTTCAACCAACTATGCTGGAGATGCTACCAAACTTTATCAGATGGACTCCTCTCTAGTCTTTCAAGATAAAAGTAAATCAGGTGGTTATAACAATTCTACGACGGAAAATGCTAGAGACTTTTGGGCATTTACACAGTTTGGTTCAAACATTATTGCAACAAACTTTGCCGACAACATACAAAAATTTGAAGAAGGTGTAGATAGTGCTTTTAGTGATCTAGTATCATTAAAAGCAAAATACATCGCAGTCATTAGAGACTTTGTTGTAGCTGGATATACAACAGAAAGTTCTACAACTTATAACCAACGAGTAAAGTGGTCAGGTATTAATAATAGTTCTACATGGACACCAAGCCAAGCTACACAATCTGGTTTTCAAGATATTGTAGGATCACATGGTAATATTCAAGCCATTGTCGGTGGTGAAAGTGCTGGTGTAATTTTTATGGAGAAAGCTATCTACAGAATGGAATATGTAGGTACTCCTTTAATCTTTCAGTTTAACAAGATAGCTGACAACATTGGAGCATTTGCACCTAAGTCTGTTGCTTCTTACGGAAACATGGTTTTCTTTTTAGCACAAGATGGTTTCTACAAATTAACAGGTGGACAACAACTAACACCTATAGGAAATGGTAAAGTAGACAATTTCTTCTTTGATGATTTATCATCAAATCTTGACGGAATAACATCTGCTGTCGATCCTAATAATAGTATTGTTGTATGGTCCTACAGAGGATCAGGAGCTACAGGAACAACTAATAACAAATTATTAATTTACAACTATGCAGTTGATAAATGGAGTACAGGTAGCGGACAGGACTTAGAGTTTATTGCTAGTGCATCGCAAGAAGCATTTACTACCTTAGAGAGTTTAGATGTATTAGGTGACTTAGACAACCTACCACGATCATTAGACTCTTACTTTTATAGAGAAGGTATTGTCGGTTTAGCTGGTTTTAACTCTGACAATAAATTTGGCAAGTTTATTGCAAACAGTCTATCAGCCACAGTTGATACAACAGAGTTTGAAGGTGCTGATGGTAAAAGATCAACATTAATTAATTGTCGGCCTATTGTCGATGGAACAACAAACACATCAGTTACTGTAACACCAATTACGAGGCAATCACAACTTGACACCACAACAAATGGCACTGCTGTTAGCACTAATGATACCGGCACTTGTCCTCTACGGAGTACATCTCGATATCATCGCATTAGGGTAAATGTGACAGGAAACTTTAACACCATGTCAGGTGTAGATATAGAAGCGAGACCTGAAGGTGGCAGATAATCAGTTTCCTCAAGTACCTTTATCGATACCAGATACAGGACAACATTTACGATTAGTTTCGACATCATTGAACAATACAATCAATGGTAAACTTAACAGTACCGGCACTATTACATTAAGTGCTAGTGCTACATCAACAACCCTTACAGACGCTAGAATAGGTGGAAACTCAGTAATTTTGTTTATGCCTACAACTGCTAATGGAAGAACCGCTCTTAATGGACTTCATGTTTCAGCTAGAGCAAACGGAAGTGCAACATTAACTCATGCAAGTTCATCAAACACAGATCAAAACTTATCATACTGTGTCATTGGCTAATGTCGTTACTAGAGTTCCTAGTGAAGATGTTGGGTTTATATGGAGTCAAGTCAAACCTTTATTAGAAAAAGCATTAGACGAAACCTATACCATTGGTGACATTTACAAAGGATTGCTCGATGATCGTATGCAACTATTTATAAGTTGGAATGATGAAAGAGTTGAAAGTGCTGTCGTCACAGAAATAGCACAATACCCACAATCAAAAGTATTACGATATTTTTTAGCTGGGGGAACAAATTTAGATAACTGGTTAGAAAGAATACAAAAAATTATAGAAAAATTTGCAAAACAAGAAAATTGCACACACCTAGAAGTTGCAGGTCGCAAAGGCTGGGTGAAAAAATTGAAAGGATTTAGAGTTAAAGCATACTTACTAAATAAGGAAATATAAAATGTCAAAAGGATCAAACCCAAGCAACGTCACAACTACAACAGCAGAAGAACCATCAGATTTTATCAGGCCATATTTAACTCAAGCTATTAATTATAGCCAAGATTTATTTGAGGCTGATATGCCTAACTTCTTTCCTAATGCTACTTACACTGGTTTTTCACCAGAGACAGAAACTGCATTAGACTTAGCAACAGCTAGAGCAACTGCTGGTAGTCCGCTACTAAATTTAAGTCAAACAGAAGCTAATAGAATATTATCTGGTGACTATCTATCACCTACTACTAATCCTTATTCACAGGCTTTATTTAATCAAATGGCTGGTGATGTGACATCACAAGTACAATCTCAGTTTAGTAAAGCAGGTCGTCTAGGATCAGGTGCTAACCAAGAAATACTTACAAGAAACTTAGGCGAGTTAGCAAATCAAGTTTATGGAGATCAGTATAACAGAGAAAGACAAAACATGGTCAACGCTATGTCTACTGCACCAACACTTGCACAAGCTGATTACCAAGATATAGAAAGATTAGCAACTGTAGGAGCTGAAAAAGAGTCATTAGAACAAGCAAAACTACAAGATGCGATAGCAAGATTTGATTTTGAACAACAAAAACCATTTATCAAGTTAAATGAATACTTAGGTGCTTTGGGTGCAAATGTTCCTTCTACTACAGTAGA